CGCTTGCCGCCGAGCGCGCCGTCTGCGGTGTACCAGGCGTACCCGCTGCGCGACTTGCGCGTGTACTCCTGCGCCCTGACGGGGCACGAGAACTGACCGACCACGTGGCCGGCCTTGCTGCGAACGATGTAGACCATGTGTCACCTCCTGCGGCGTGGCCGCACTGGACGCGTGCAACGTGCACGCGGTATTTCGCGTGTTCAGTCGTTGCGAGGCGTCGCGCCCGGGCTCACGGTTGAGGCGTGGGTCCAGTCCTTCAGGCGCACGGCTCGGCGCGTGACGCGCTCGAGGAGCATCGCCATCGCGATGCCGGGGCATTTCTTGCCCCTCTCCCAGTTGCACCAGGACGCCTGAGAGACCCCCGCCGCCTCCGCGGCCTCGCACTGGGTCAGCCCCTTCGCCAGGCGCCATGTCAACAGCTTCGATGCCGCGGTCATGCGACATGTTATGCCTCGGGTGATAGCATCCCGCAAGGGCAAACCTAGAACCCGGGTGATACCAATGGGTTCTAGGCTCGATGATGTGGCGAGGAAGAACGCACCCGAGGTTCCGCCCGAGATGGCGGAGGCGTTCCGGCGTCAGCTCCGCGCGTACCTGGACCGCGAATGCGACGGCAACCAGTCAGAGGGCGCGCGCAAGACGGGCCTGCGGCAATCGCACATCAGCCAGCTCTTGAGCGGCACGCGCACAATTGGACTCGCCGGGCTCCTCGTCCTTCGCGAGCGCACCGGGCGCAGCATCGACGAGTGGCTTGGTCTGCACCAAGACATGGACGCCGTGCGCGCGATTGTGCGCGATGAGCTAGCAAAGCGGGCCCCGTGAACTGGCGGCGCCCCTGGTACGAGTACGTGTTGTTAGCTGTCGCCCTTTGGATGCTGCGCGACCTCGCCGTGACGCTCGCGAAGGAAGCGATCTACATCGCGACCGGGCGCCTCTACCCGTAGCTGGCGCTCCCACGCGAGGCGCAGAGGGTCAGTAGCGGGCAGAGCGAGGACGAGCGCGGCGAGGAGCCTGGCGCAGTTCGGGCATGCGGTGTCTGGCATCGTTCTCCTGTCGGTTGGGGCGCTCATTATGTTGCGCCCCGTTGCCCCATCTGATGGGACAGATAGGATCGGGTCAATCACTCGCGTGATATTTTCTCTTGACCAAAACTATCACCGGAGGCATAGTGCTGTCTCAGGAGGCAACGAGAGATGCACGCAACCTACGGCAGCGAGCGGGAGAGCGAGGAAGTCTGGGCGGAGCTGGTCTGCTCGTGGTGCACGGGCAACGACGCGGACGGCGACCAGCCCTGCTGCGAGGACTGCGAGCGGCTTGCGGTGCGCGCGGCTCGCACGCGGCGCATCGTCGGCCTCGTCGACGCCATCCAGCGCGCGTGCCGGCTCCAGGCGCAGTACGCGGCGGAGCGCATCCCCGGTGACCACCGCATCGCGGCGGTCGTCGCCGTGGTCGCGGACTACGACCGGCAGATCCACGAGACGGTGCAGGCGCAGCAGGTCGACGACGGCCTCGAGGTGGCCTCGTGAAGCGCTGTCAGACGAATGCGGAGGCGCCGGAGTGTCGGGACTACGTGCCCTGCGGCCGGCCCGCGCCGCACCTGGCGCGCGACGAGCGGCGTGACACCGAGTGGTGGTGCTGCGACGAGCACGCCCGCGAGCACAAGGTCGAGGGGTACGACGTGGAGCGTGACGCGTGAGGTGCTTCTGGGGCTGGGTGTGGACCGGCGCGGAGGTCGCGCGTGGGCTGGAGTGGTGGGGCGGCGAGTGCAAGAGGAGGGCGTGATGACGACGAAGCATGTCTACGAGGCGATCACGCAGGTAACCGCCGCGATGTCCAAAGAGGGCATCAGCAAGAGCCGCAACAACGCCGGCCAGAACTACAAGTTCCGCGGCATCGACGACGTCTACAACGCGCTCGCGAGCGTCATCAGCGGCGCCAAGCTCTGCATGCTGCCGCGCGTCGTGGCGCGCGACGTGACCGAGAAACCGACCAAGAGCGGCGGCGTGTCCACGTACGTGGTCGTCACGGTGGAGTTTGACCTCGTGTCCGCGGTCGACGGGTCGGCGCACACGATCCGCACGGCCGGCGAGGCGATGGACACAGCCGACAAGGCGACCAACAAGGCGATGTCCGCCGCCATGAAGTACGCGTGCCTGATGGCGTTCCAGATCCCGACCGAGGGCGACAACGACGCAGACGGCTCGCACCACGAGAAGGCCCCGCGCAAGGCGGCGCCGCTCCCGCCCGCGAACCTCGACGCCATCATGGGCGACATCAACGAGGCCACCGCCATGAAGGCGCTCATGTCCATCCACGCCGAGGTGCAGGGCCTCCAGATGAGCGACTCGGACCGCTCGCTGGTGCGCGCGGCGCTGTCGGCCAAGCGGGCGAAGCTCGAAGGGAAGGCGGCGTGAGGCACGCGAGCCGCAAGGTGCTTTACGGCGACATTTCCGCGTCAAAGGGCGCGCTGCTCGCCGTGTGCCCGTTCGCGTTTCGCGAGGACAGCCCCTGGGTCGAGTCGAAGGGAGAAGCCGCGGAGAAGGGCGACATGTTCCACGACGCCGCTGCCGCGCTCGTGGACGACACGATCCCGAAGGGACCGATCAAGAACACGGTCTGGCTGACGCGACGGCTCGTTGCGGCGCGGAAGTGGATCGACGCCAACTACGTGCGCGGCTGGCGCGCCGAGGAGGCTTACGCGTACGACCCTGAGACGGGGACGAGCACGCTCCTCGGGCACAACATCAAGCGCGCTTACGAGGCTCACGGGCGCAAGCCGCACGAACTCGCCGGCTCGGCGGACATCGTCATCCCGCCCGCGCTAGGTACGCCGGTCGTGGTGGCCGACTGGAAGACGGGCCGCTTCGTGACTGACTCGGTTTGGGAGCAGATGGGCTGGCTCTGCCTGTTCGCGGCACGCCACTACAACGTGACCGAGGCCGTCGCCTACGTGCTGCACGTGACCGAGGACGGCGTGACGCAGACCGCGCGCGAGTTCCGCCGCGACGACCTCAACCGAATCGAGGACGACCTCCGCGCGCAGCTCCGCGCCATCCCCGATGCGTGGCCCACCGATGGCGTCCACTGCGACGCGCTCTACTGCCCGGCCCGCGCTGGGTGCGACCTGTACCAACTCCGCAAAGGAACCGCAGCATGACCCTGGAAGAACGCGTCAAAGCCCTTGAGCTCGCCGTCGAGGCGCTCAAGCCCGTCAACGTCGACCTCGCCTCCGAGTACGACAACCCGGTGGTGCGCAAGGACCCGCGCCAGTGGCTCGAGCGCGGCGGCGCCAGCTACGAGGGCAGGAAGTTTTCCGAGTGCCCGCCCGACTACCTCGAGGCGCTCGCGGGTCTGTTCGACTGGCAGGCCAAGAAGGACGCCGAGAGCGGCGCCACGTACGTCAGCAAGAAGACCGGCGAGACGGTGGCGACGGCGCCCTTCAAGCGCAAGGACGCCGCCAGGGCGCGCGCGTGGGCCAAGGCCAACGCGAGCAAGCCGGCTGCGAAGCGTGACGACTTCGAACCGTTCGGCGACGACGCGCCATTCTGACATGACTCTGGCGACGCCGGCTCGCCTCCGTGGATGAAAGACGCCACGGGCAGGGGGATGCCTCAGCCGGCAGCTACGCAGGGTAGGCCAACGGAAGAGCCACGGGCAACGCAGGCGCCTGCGACCCGGGATGCTGGTTCGAATCCAGCCCCTGCGACCCGAGGAAACATGACCGACCCCAAGTACCTCACCCCCGAGCAGATCGCCGACGAGCTCGGCGTCTCGCTCCGCACCGTCTACCGGCGCCTGGCCGAGATGGGCGCGGTGCGCATCGGCACGGCGCTCCGCGTGTCGCGACTCGCTCTCAACCGCTGGATCGAAAGGCAACGCGTGTGGCCCGACTCTTTCGCCGAGGAGGCATCTGGTACGCCTGGGTCCCCGTCCGAGGAGGCGGCACCCGCAAGGTCTCCACGCAGTGCACGGACAAGCGCGCGGCCGAGAAGCGCGCCGCCGAACTCGAGCGCGAGGCGGTGGATCCGGCCGCCGGCAAAGCCGCTCGTGTGACCGTGGAGGAGATGGCCAACGAGTACATCGAAAGCCGCGCGCGTCGTGGCCGTGCGTTGGGCACGATGCACCACTACACGGTGAAGCTGTCCAACGTTGTGGCGCTCATGCCGGCGCGCCTGGCCGACGTCGATGCGGTGGCGTGCGAGCAGTACATCAACATGAGGCGCCGCAAGGTGCAGCAGACCACGATCAAGAAAGAGCTTCGCGCGCTCAAGGCCGTTCTGGTCCACGCGCGGCGACTCGACCTGTACGCGAGGGACCCCGATGCCGTCATCCCCGAGCTCGAAGAGACGTACCAGCCTCGGACCCGAGTCCTTTCCCCCCTCGAACTGGTCGCGCTCGTTCAAGCGCTGCCGAAGGATCGCGCCGCGCACGCGGTGTTTATCGTCGCGACCGGTGCTCGGTGGAACGAGTCCCTGCGCTTCGTCGTGGAGGACATGGACGAGGGAGGCCATGCTGTTCTCCTGCGCGGTACCAAGACGCGCGCGGCGCATCGTCGAGTGCCAGTTCCCCCCGTACTTCGCGGCGCTCTCTCGTGGGCCGTATCCCACCTCGGTCGACCGGTGCGTCCTTGGGCGAACGTACGGCGCGATCTGGCTGCGGCCTGCGCTGGAGTGGCGATGCCACCCGTCACTCCGAACGACCTTCGCCGCACCTTCGGCTCCTGGCTCCGAGCCTGGGGAGTGACACCCGACCTCATTGGCGCCGCCATGGGGCACACGACGAGCCGCATGGTGGAGCGAGTTTACGGGCGCCTGAGTCCCGCCGACCTTGGTGCGCTCATTGAGGCCAGAACCACTGGGCTGCTAATGGGCGGCGAGCCCGCCAAAACCAGCTCAACCGAGACCACTGGAGACACCGACGATGACCACGAACCCAGCTAGAATCTCGTGCCCGGGGACGGAATCGAACCGCCGACACGGGGATTTTCAATCCGGTGCCGAGGCCCAGGATTGCCGAGAGAAGTGCCATGTTTCGCGTAAGGGTGGGCTGTATGTGGGCTGCTGGCCCGCGAGCGCTGTCGAGGGGTGGCGGTGAGCCGCGATGACCCCCACCGACCCGAAGGCCCTGCAGCTGTACACCGTCACCGTGGAGACCGAGGTTGTCGTCCTCGCGTCCTCGGAGAGCGAGGCCGAGTACGAGGCGCGATATGCCGTGCGCCACGACGTGGACGACCTCGACGCGTACGCCAAACCGATGCGCTACATGCCCGGCGAGTGGGACCGCGACGCGATCCCGTTCGGCGAGCGTGACCCCGCCGACCCAAACCGCACCATCGGCGAGTGGATCGACGCTGGCGCAGCCCCGGAGTACCGACGATGAGCACCGACCCGAAGGCCCTGCGCGAGTGCGACGTACTGGCGCTGCTCGACCGGCTGGAGGCGGGCGAGGACCGCGACGACGCGCGCGGGCAGCTAGACCGGCTGAGCGAGTCGCTGCGGGTCGAGTACGAGAACGCCGAGGCGTGCGCGCGCCGCGCTGAGCAAGCCGAGCGCGAGCGGGACGAGTGGCACCAGCTCTGCTCCGAGCTGCGCACCCAGGAGTCCCGCATCATGGGCGCGCTCTGCGACGCGCGTGACTTGCCCACGGCGGACATGGTCGAGGACGTGCGCACGCTCATCCGGCAGAGGGACGAGGCGCGGCGGATGCAGTCGGAGGCGGACAAGCATCGCGAGCGAGTGGAGCGCGACTACGCCGAGATGCAGGCGCAGCTACGTCGCGAGGTGGACGAGGCGCGGGAGGAGTGGGGCGCGCTCAACGCGATGGCCACATCGCAGTGGCGCGACGCGTGCGACATGATCGCGCCACTCCGCGCCGTGGCCGAATCGGCTCGCGAGGTCGTCGCATCGGTCGACGCATCGGGCGAGACGGACTGGGATTGCGAGGCCGCCGTCGACGAGCTGCACATGCGCAGCGAGCGGGCGCAGCACGCGCTACGCAACGCCATCTCCGCTCTGGACGCCGCGACGAAGGGGGAGACGTGAGCAGCGTCGTCTACCACTGCGACGAACACGGCACGCAGCCGTGTCGGATGTCGTGCCTGACGTGCGACATTGCCGACGCGCGCGCGGAACGCGACGTGTGGCGCAACGACGGCGCCGCCATCGCCGCCGGCATCATCGCGCTCGGGGAGTGGGCGGACCGCAACGGCATCGACAACGAGAACCCAAGGTGCACCACCTGCGGGACGCGAGGCCGGTTCGGGGTGCCGTGCACGGTTTGTCGGGTGTGGTTGCTGCGAGGCACGCCATGACCCGCCGCGTGTGGGTGGTGGAGGTCCGATGGCCGAATCACGGATGGGAGCCGTGGGCGGTCGACACGGAGCGCAAGGAGGCGATGGCCTACGCGCGCCAGCGACGTCGAGCCACGCCGATGGCGGAACATCGCGTCGTCGAGTACGTGCCGCGCGAGGAGGGGTGGGAGCGGTCTGCGCAGGTCGCGGACGAGCGCGCTCGGTACTGGTCCGCATGGAGCGACTGCTCCGGCCAGCGCATCGGTTGCGAGGACGTTGCGCGAGCCCTGCGCGAGCGGGGTGAGCCGGACGGGCTGGCGAGCGTCTACGCCGCGCTCGAGACCGCGGAGGCCCGGCTTGCGGAGGCGAGGGAGGTGCTCACCAGGGTGCAGTGGCTCGGCGCGCGAGGGTGTCCCGACTGCGCGCGGCGGCCGTCTGAGGGCCACGCACCGGAATGCAGGCTCGCGGCGGTTCTTGGCGATTCTTGAGGCTGTTTTCTCGATGCGCCGTGACAATCGACACGATTGGGCTTGCGCGGGATATCCCGCGCACGTATAGATAGTCGTGTCGGGAGCGAGTGACGCTCCTCGGGAGGATAGACAGATGGCAACGAGCAAGCTGACCGTGACGAGCGAGGTGATGGATACGCAGTGGTGCGGCGGCGAGACGTTCCGCGCGGTGCGCGTCATCTGGGCAGGCGAGCGGACGCTTGCTCGGGTGGAGCCAGATGGCACCGTCCTCGTGCTCGATCAAATTGCGAAGTGCTACACGCGCCGTCACCCGATGAGCGCCCGCCAGGTGTCTCGAGTGCGCGCGCTGGTCTCGGAGTCCTGACCCTCTGACCCGCGCGACGGGGCCCTACGGGGCCTCGTAGCGTGGGCCAGACGGCCGACGAGAAGAGAGACCATTATGGCGACCAAGACGATCGAGCAGGATGCGGCGGAGACGATCGACGCAGCGGGCGCGGCAGGTGGACTCGAGGAGGTCCGCCGACTCGCGGAGCTCGGCTGGCCCGAGAATCGCGGCCTGGACGGCGACTCGCCCGAGCTTCGCGCCGCGATCCAGGCAGAGGCGCAGCGACGCGTTGCCCGAGCGGACGCGGCAGACGCGGACGCCTGATGCCTCGCCGCCGCAAGCCCAAGCCCCGCACGAGCGGCCCCACGCAGCCCGAAGACAAGCGCAAGGCCAAGCAAGTGCTACTGCGCCTCGCCCCCGACGTAGCAGCCCGCCTGAGGGCCATCGCGGGGCCGCGCGGGGTCAGTGCGTGGGTCACGCGGGCGGTCTTCCTGTCGCCAGAGGACGTGTTGCGGCTGCTCGACGCGCCCGCGGAGAAGCCCTAGCCCGCCATCCTGACGACCGCGCCATCGACGACGGCGGCGCGGTCCACGATGGCGACAGGCTGCACCACGACGCGCCCGCCCACCACGACGCCAAGGCCGAAGCCGTGCGACCAGTCGCGGGCCTTCTTGCTCGCGTGCATGTAGTCAGCGCCGTCCGCCGCGCCGAGCCACCCGCACATCGTGGCGGTGAACCGCTCGCCTAGCGCGTTTCCAAACGCCACCTGTCCGATCCTATGGGTGTGTCCGATCACGACGCTCCCCATGAAGTCCGCCGCGCTCCGCTGGTGTGCCCATGCCCCCGCGTGCCCGGTCTCGTGCGTGACCCACAAGTCATGGATGCGCAGGTGCTCACGGTACGGCGTCCAGGACCACCCGCGCTCGGCAAGGCGGAGCAGTTCGGGCAGCTTCACGCTGGCGAGAAGGGCCGGCGCCTTGCTCCATAGGTAACGCGTCAAGCGGAACTCATGATTGCCCTCGATGTAGTGGCGGTGCGTGGCGCCGAGCGCGTCGAGCTGGTCTAGGAGCCCGTTCGCGATTTGCAAATCGTGGTCGATGCTCGTGCGCCGCTCCGGCGAAGTGTCGTGCGAGCTGACCTGCATGAAGTCGAGGAAATCTCCAAGGATGACGATGCGTGTTGGGCGGAACCTGCGGGCTGCCGCCATCATGACGCCCCAGGCGATCGCGTCGTGAAAGGGCGCGTGCGTGTCGGGCACGAAGAGGATGCGCTCTACCGGCTCCTCCACCGTCCACCCGACGCCGGGAGCCGCCGTTGGCTCCTCGTTATCCGCAGGTCCGCCGAGGTCTACGTATACGGGGATCTCCCCGCTGGGCAGCGTTGGCGGCGGCTCGTCGTACATCCCGAGGCACTGCGCCTCCGCTGCGAGGTCGTCGACCACCTCGACGGGCGGCCTCGAGTGCGGGCCGGGCTCGTACGGCGGCGCGAGGGCGGCGCTGAGGTCGTCTCGGATGCGAACGCCGACGCGGTCCAGCACCTTGCGCGCGCCGTCCCACGTCTCCCCGAGCTGGGCGAGCTTGGCTAGCGCGTCGTGGTAGGTGGCTGACGAGCGCACGGCGTCGCGGATGCGTCCGACTCGGGCGAGCTGCGCGTCAGTCCTGGGGCTGCTCGTCGCCATCGTCATCCTCCTCCTCGTCCTCGGGCCAGATGACGTCCGCGAGCTTCTCTCCCAGCCTTGCGCCCATGGCCTTCACGAGCGCGAAGGCGCCCACGAGTGCCGCGCGGCGTAGCAGCCGCCCCACGTCGCCCTTCGCGTGCATCGGTACGAGCATCAGCCCTCCTCGCTCGGCGGGTTGCCAAGGTCGCGCTTCGTCTCCGGCTCCGCGTTGAGGTCTCGCGGGAAGTAGAGCCTGTCGGGGTCCCAGTCGTTCCGCGCCACGGTCTCCGCGTTCCGGAACAGCAGGCGGTTGCGCACGTTGCGAGGGGCCACGCCGGGGTTGCCCTTCTCGCTCATGCCGCACTCAACGGCCATCAGGGAGAAGTTGCGGCCGCGCTGCGCGGTGTGGAACATTGGCCACGAGAACCCGGGACCGAGCGCCCAGCACATCGACAGGATGCCGAGCTGCGCGTCAGCGGGGAACGCGTTCGCGTCAGGGAAGCGCGCGCTGTAGTGCGCCCACATCTGGTCTGCCTTGCTCGTCACGAGCCGGCGCACGTCGGCGTCGGCGAGCCTGAGGCGCGTGATGTGCTCGCACGCGCGGTGCCCCAGGCGCGCGAGGCTCTTGTCGTTCTTCACTCGCATCCACTCGGCGGTGATGTCCGCGTTGGACGCGCGCTTGCCGGTGCCCTTGTCCACCCACGGTAGCGGCAGCGCGTAGGCCACGGGGTCTACGAGGTTGCCCACTCCGGTGGTGACGAGGCCCTTTACGTCCGCGTACATCCACGGGACCACGCCCTCTAGCGGCGCGCTGAAGTCGTAGAACGCATCTCGTACTGCCTGACGCATCGTGCCTCCTGTCAGCAAACCCGCCACGCGAACCGGATCAACTCCTGCAACGCCTCCATCGGCGTCGCCCCTGCCGCGAGGTGCGGCACCCGTAGAGACGCCGTCGTGCACGTCCACCCGTCTGCGGTGGCGGTCCACGTCAGCCTGCGAAGGCCAAGTAGATCCGCCTCGTAGAGCAGGTCCGCAAGGGTCACGAGCCTACGATGTCGCGGCGGGCGTCCTCGTCGATGGCCGCGCGGATGAGCCTTGCCGCGATGGCCTTCTCCTGCTCCGGGTCGCGATTCGGCTCGCGCACGTAGCGGTACAGGTCGAACAGTGGGCCAGCGATGCCGGCGAGGAATCCAAGGAAGTCGCTCATGCTGCCTCCAGTCTGCGCTTTGCAATCTCGACGAAGTCCGGCTCGCGCTCGATGCCGACGACGGCGGGCCAGCCTGCGCGCAGCGCGCCGATCATCTCCGAGCCCGAGCCCGCGAACGGCACAAGGATCGCGCCCGGCTGCGGCGGCATGATGAGCCGCGCAAGGTACTCGCAGAGCGCGAGCGGCTTGACCGTCGGGTGATGGTTGCGCATCGGGCGACGTTCCGGCTCGCGACCCATGCGCAGATCGGGAAGCGTCCCGTAGCCGTGCGCTTCACTCGACGCCTTCGCGGGCAGCCCCTCGCAGCCGGCGTCGCGCTCGCTTCGCGAAGCCTTCGCGCAGTAGAAGAAGCGAGAGGCGCCGCCACCTTGGAGCACGACGCGTTCGCGCCCGTCCCATCCTGACGTCCCGCCGTTGTATCCGATCGAACCGTTCGCGCGTGCGGGGCGTTCGCCGGGGCGCCGCTCCCCCGCCTGCTCGTCCAGCGCCGCCGCGACTTGGCCGTCGAGGATCACGTTCGCGGGCCAGCGGCCTTGCGATGCTGGTGCAGGATGCTCACATTCAACGCATGCGCGGGCCAAAGCATCCCAACTGGCGTGGTGGTCGACACATCGACACGCGTGGCTACGTTCAAGTGCTGCAGCCAGATGGCTCCTACGAGCGAGAGCATCGTGTCGTGATGCAGGCGGCGCTCGGAAGGCGTCTGGTAGCTGGCGAAGCAGTTCACCACCGTAACGGCGACAAGACGGACAATCGCCTAGAGAACCTGGAACTAACGACGAGCAGTGAGCACACGCGGCTGCACTGGCAGAACGGTGAGCTTCGTGCCGCGCACATTCAACGGCCGACCGTGACGTGCCCGGAGTGCTCGCAGCGCGAGCCGCACTACGCCAAAGGCATGTGCCGGCGCTGCTACAAGCGGTTGCAGATGCGACGCCTGTCTCAGAAGTGATTCGCGTCGCATCGATCGCCAGCGCGCCGACGCCCCACCGCGCGACGTTCTGCGCGACCGTGCCGTCGAGCGGCTTGCGCGCGAGGACGTAGGGCTCGTGCGCGGGCTTTAGCGCGGTGCCGTAGCCGGACCAGAGGCGGGCGGCGTCGGTCGCGGGGGCGGTCAGCAGCGTAGAGCAACGCGCATCGTTAGGCTCTCCCATCGCGACCGTCGCGGATCTTGACGCTGACCTGACGTAGCCGTCTGGGTTCGGCCTGTAGCCGACCACTTCCCGCTCTGCCCCGGCCGCGTTGTCGATCGCCTTCGACACGTCCAGCGACTTCGGAAACCCCGAACCGTACATCCAGGCGATCGAGTCGCGGATCTCCCATCCGGCATCCTCGATGCGGCAGACGCCCCGGTGATAGGTGCGCGTGCCGAACGACGCGAGCAGCGGCGCACCGGGCTTGCACACGCGCAGGACTTCGGCCCAGAGCTCGACCGAAGGGACGTCGTAGTCCCAGCGCTTGCCCATGAAGGCGAGCCCGTACGGCGGGTCGCAGAGCACCGCGTCGTAGGTGTTGTCAGCGACCGAGCGGAGGACGTCCACCACGTCGCCAAGGAGCACGCTTGCCGTCACTTCCCACCCCCAAACCCGTGGCGCCGGTCCACCTCGTCAGCACACCGCGTGTAGACCGCAAGCGACCCTGCATCCTTGCCCTCGGCCTTGCAGTCAACGAGCTGCTGGCGGTAGACCGCGAGGTCCGCCGCTGCCTTGAGCCTGTCGGCCTGCGTCGGCTGCGAGAGCAGCGAGCAGGACGTCAGCGCGCCGCCCGTCACGAGCCACGCTAGCGCGAAGCCTGCGAGCCTCACGGGTCCACCTTGGGCGCCTGCGCCACGCTGGGCACGAGCAGCAGGGACAGGCCCGCGATGGCCTGCTCCCAGGTCACCTTGCCGAGGTTCAAGGCTACGAGCACGCCGACGAGGGCGATCACGTTGAGCAGAATCGTTAGCTTGTTGCGGTCAATGCTACTCATCGCGATCTCCCCGGGACTCGCGCCCCTCCATGCGGTGTCGGAATGCGAGCAGGTCGCGGATGTCGGACGTGTTCTTGCCCACGACCTTCTCAAGCTGCTCGATCGCCTGCTTCATCAGCCCAAGCTCCGAGAGCTTGTCCCTCATGGCGCGCATCTCGACGACGGCCTCGGTGAGTTCCTTCTTGGCCGAGTCGATGGCTCCGAAGAACGAGCCGAGCCGGAACGTCGCCGCGAGCACGGTCGCCGCCAAGGTGAACAGCGCGCCGACCAGCCACTTCAGGTCATCATGTCCCATCACCACTCCTCCGGTCGTGCGATGGTCGGGTCGACCCACGTGGTCACCTTGGTCGTGGGGCTTCTCGGGTCGCACGACGCAGTCGCGTACGGCTCCAGCCGCGCGCCGAGCTTGCGCCCGTCGTCGACCAGTGCCGGAAGCCTGCCGACGTAGCCCGCTTCGCGGAGGTCCTTCACGACGCCATCCAGGCCGACGCGCACGGCCTTACCGGTGCAGCCCGCCACGGACTCGCTGCCAGGCTTCCAGGGGTCGACCTCGGCAGCGCCGAAGATGACCGCGTCATGCGCCGGGATGAGGTGCCGCGTGCACGCCTCAGCGAGGCGCTGCGAGCGTGGCTCCTCGTCGACGCGTTGGAGGTACTGCGCGACCGCGGTGCAGACCTGCGCCGCCACGTGGACGGCGCTGGCGAGCTCGAGGACGCACGCACGCGCGTCGGTGGGGTCCAGCGGCACACGCGGAGGTGTGCAGCCGGCGAAGCATAGAGCCAAGAGTGCGAGCGCGGCTCGCATCAGACGGTCACCCCGTAGCGGGTGGCCACATAGCCGCGGAACCTGACAACATCGGCATCGGTAATGCTCGCGGCGATGAACAGCTCAGCGAGGCGACCGTCTAGGTAGTTGTTGACGCTTGCGTTGGCCTGACCGACGGTCATGATCGCGCCCGTCGTCAATCGTGAAGCTGCCGCAGTCGTCCCTGTCCACGCGCCTCCATTGACGGCGACGGCGGTGTTTGTCCCGTCGTACCGTGCGCGCACGAGTGACCACGCGCTCGTTGACACCGCCGCGGGGCTGGCAGTCTGCTTCCAGGCGCCGTCATAGTGTGCAACGCCAATGCCAGAAGACGAAAGACCGACACCGAAGCCGTAGCTGTCGGCGACGATGCCGGACCAGTCGTAGACGTTTGGGAAGACGCCAGACGAAACGACCGTGCGCGGGAAGACGAGCGCGATCACGACGTAGCCCGCGACGGGGGCGAGCACGTCCGCGGCGACACCCGAGACGAGGCGCGATGTCGTGCCGTTGAAGTCGGCGGTGTCGTAGCCGTTCAGCGCGGCACCGACAGAGGGCGCCACGCCAGCTGAAAGCGCGCGGCCTCCTGAGCTGCCCGCGCTCGCGGTCCCAGACCACGGCGCGCCCGCGTAGGCGGCGCGCTGCCAAGAGTTCGCGGTGAGCTGCGCCGGGGACCAGTACTCAAAGGCGCTCGCGAGCGAGCCCGTGCCGCCGGGCGTCGTGACGGCCACGGTGACCAGGCCCGCCGCGCGCGCGGGAGCGACGCACGTGATGGTCGTGGGCCCGACTACGACGACCGAGGTGGCCGCCGTGCCGCCAAAGGTGACGCCGGTCGCGCCCGTGAAGTCCGTGCCGGTGATGGTGACCGGGAAGCCGCCCGCGATGTCGCCGACGCTGGTCGAGATTGCGTTGACGACGGCCGAGACCGTGGGAGCGGAGCTCGCGTAGGTGAACGCACCGGCCTTGGTCGACTGCCCGCCGAGCGTGATGACCGAGACATCTACGACGCCAGCACTACCTGCTGGCGTGGAGGCCTGACACTGCCGCGAGCCCTGACGGACTACGTTCGCGCAGTCCACGCCGCCGACGAGCACGCGCGTAGCCGAGTCGAGCAGGTTGCCGCGTAGCGTGATGGTGGTGCCGCCAGCCTGCGGGCCGGTTGCAGGCGTGACGCTGTCGAGCAGAGGCATCGGAGCGAACGCCGCCGCGCCACTGTTCATCGCGCTCCGCGCGCGCATCCACCAGAGGAGCTCGCGCATGGCTCAGGTCTGCTGCGTGAAGAACGCCGTGTAGGCCGCGATGTCGTTGGCCGCCGCAAGCGTCAGCGTTCCGGCCGTGCTGCTTATGGCGACGCTCATGCCGAGCGGGCAGACGATGCCTCCAACTGCGGCTAGGTCGATAACGCACTCTCCTGACGCCGGGAGTCGCTGCACGTAGACCGGCACATCTGCGGCGACTGCCACAGTGGCCTTGTTGTGGACTTGAATGAAGTACACCGTGGCACTCCCGTTTACGACGGTGAGCCTATAGAGGCGGGAGCCCTTACCTGCGGTGCCTACCAGGACACCCGCGGTCCCGACACCAGCGCCGGATTGCTGTCGGAACGCGTCCGCGCGAGGCCCGCTGAACGCGTTGACCTGGCCCACATCGACACGGCCGATCGGCCAAACACCCTCGCTCATGAGTCACTCCGCACTCTCCACCGCAGACTGCGTTGCAGTCTGGAGGGAACCAGCCACGTTGATGGGTCGCGCGGGCGGAGGAGGCGGTGACTCGGCATCTCCGGCACCTTGCGCATAGGTGCCTTGAATCGCGGAAACGAAGTCTGGCGAAAGCGTCTTGTCCGTTGGGATATCTAGCAGGATTCCGAGCTGAATTCGACGCGAGTACGAAAGCTTTTTCCGGGATGTCGCGAGCGACTCCATGACCTGTACCTGCATCTCCTCGTAGAGAGCGGGATATATGGCCTTGACGGCCTCGACATGCTCGCGCGTGAGGGTGCCTTTTGCCGCCTCGTCGAGCACGATCGTGGGGTCATCCGCCGCCGCCAGGAAACGCCGGAACTTGGACGCCTCGGCGTCACTGATGCGCGGGCGCTCTAGCATCGGCTGGGCGCTGTATGGGTCTGTCCTGCCCGGCGGCATCTTCTCGGCCAGAAACTCGATACCCCGGATGGCGGTCGCCGTTGCCACTGCGGTCGCCTTCGGGGCTGCCGTCGAGTTGGGTCCGAGCGCGCCGCCGACGCGGTCCGCGATGCCTGCCGGGTCGGACTTCAGGCGGTTGAGCTGCTCGGCGCGGCGCTCGTAGTCGGACGCTGCGCGCCCTGCCACCATGGTCGCGCCAGTCTTCGCGACATCGCTTGCGGGCTTGGCGCTGTCGAGGAGCTGCGAAAAGAACCCCGGCCCGGTGCGCCTGGGGGCCGACAGGGTGGGCTTGCCGACCGCTGCTGCTGCGGGCTCGGCCTCGGCAACGAGCTTGCGCGTGCCGCCGGTGATCTTAACCACGACGTTTTGCGTCTGCTGCTCCAGCGACGCGAGCCGCTGCATCGTGGTGTAAGGCTTCGTAGCGGTGTCGAGGACGGCGCCGGCAAGCCCGCCGATGCTGCGTGCGCGCTCGGACTCCAGGGCCTTCTTGACCTGGTTGGTGAGCGCGGCGTCGTTCACGCTCGCCTCGTACGTGCCGCGCATGTTGGCGAGCGACTTCTTCGCCTCGCCAAGAGCCTTCGTCGTGCTGGCGTCGAACGAGTAGTTCTTGCCCATCGCGTCGAGCATCCGCTCGCGCGCGCTGATATAGTTGCGGACGCCCTCGGACTCGAGGTCCGCGGCAACGTCGGTGAGCTTGTTGAAGTGCGAGGACAGTGCGGCAGGGTCGGCGCGGTAGAGCGGACGCCCCGCCTCGCTCCCGTATTGCGTCGTGAACTTCCTGCGGAGGATGTCGCCCTCCGCCATGTACGCGGACGTTGCGGCGTTGATCTCGCGCTGGGCCTTGGCTGCGGAAGAGCCCCAGACGTCGGACTCGAGGAGCCTCATGAGCCCACCCTCGCCCTGGTAGAGCGCGTCCATCTCGCGTGCGGCGACGGACAGGCCATACGGCCCCTTCCCAAACTGCGCCTGGCGTCCAAGCCATCGCTTCATGTTGTCCATCGTGGTGTGCAGTGCACCCGAGGACTCGGAGGCCGCCATCTTGCGGATGTAGCCGTCCCACTCCTTGATCGCGGAGGGGCCAAGGCCGGACGTCACGTCGTTCCGCCACGTGGACACCACCTCGTTCGCGCGCGTGACGAAGCCGATGGACTCGTCCATCTGCTCGGCGAACTTGGCCTTGTCGAGGAGCTTCTCCATCTGCGACGACTTCGCGTCACCGAAGCTCTGCATATCGACACGGCGTGAGGCTGCGAGCTCGTCGTCAAGCGACTTCGCGAAGCCGCGTGTGGCCTTCTGGATCGTCTCCTCCTCGTTGCGGAGGACGGCATCTCGACGCTCCCATACGCTCTTGAGTCCGGCCTTCTCCTCGGCCCTCACGAGCGGGTTGGCCGCGATGGCGTCCGCGCCTTGATCGAACACGGTGCGCTGCTTCGCAGGCCCGATGTTGACCTCGACGCTAGGCGCGGTCTCCTCAATGCTCGTACGTGCGGCGCCCTTCGTCGCCTTGCCCGCTGCGCCGGCTTCGACTTCTTCGCGGAGGGCTTGGCCGACACCCGGCGCAGGCGTGCGGTACGCGCCAGCAGCAAGCGTCTCGTACGCCTGCGCGGTGGGCGCCACGGCCTTGGGTGCGCGGAGCTTGCCGATGCCTGCGCCGAGGGCCGAGAGGCCAGCGCCGAGGCCGAGGCCTACGCCGCCGCCCGTGAGGCCCGCTGCAATGAGGGCTTGCCCGGTGAGATCCGTGTTCTTGAGGCTGCTTTCGCTGATTGCGGAGCCGACGCCTTGGATCGCGCCCTCGGCAAAGCCACGCGCGCCAGCCGCGCCGACGCGCGCGAGCAGCCCACCTCCGAGTCTCGCCGCCGTCGCGCCCTCCGCAGCCGCACCCGCGCCGCCCGTGGCTGCTGCAAGGCCGAGCATGCCGCCCGCCTCGCCCACGGTGGACGCGACGGGGAACGCCTCCTTGACCTCGTTCAAGTACTCACGACCGCCGAACTCTGACGCGAGGTAGTCCGACAGACCAAGCGACGCACCGCGCGCCCCGCCTGCGACCGTCGCCGCTGCGAGGCCCGCTGCGGCCTGGCCGATGTTACCGTCGCGAAACTCGTACTTCTTGTCGAGGGCGATCGCCTTCTTCTCGGCCGCCACCTCGGCCGCCGACATGGGCTTGGACCCCTCGGGCAGCTGCGAGACCTGCGAGGCGGGGACCGTGCCCGCCGTGCCGTCTGGCAGCCTGACCGCGACGTCGTCGCTCACTTCTTCCTCATCGGGGCCATTGGCGTGACATCCGCGAGCCTGCGCGCTGCCTTGGCAATGTCCTTGCGGCTGTCGAGCGGCCTGAACCCCTCGGGCGCAAGCTGCTGGTCGGGCTTGAGGTCCTGCCCGGTGTACTCACCCGTTGGCGTGATCTTGCCTGCCACGTCCTTGGCGTACCCGCGGTTGATGATGCGCCCGCCGGCGGCCTTCACAAGCGCGCGCTGTTCGGTCTCGGACTGCTGGAGCGCGGCGTCTATGCCCTTGTTGCCCGCCGCGAAGTCGCGCGACGTCCACGGGTTGATCCTGGACGCGTAGCCGACGAGACCTCGAGATCCGACGCCGGCAAGGATGGGAGACGTCTCGAGGCCGCGCCTCATCTCGTCCTCTTTGACGACGCCCTGACCGCGCGCCATCGACTCCTCATAGATGATGTCTGAGGCGATCTTCTCCAGCTGCCGGTGCGCGGCCTCGTGCTCTGCGGAGCCCGGCGCGGCCTCGGCGGTCTTCACGCGGAGTTGCTTGGCGGTGTTGTAGAGCGCCTGCACCTTGGCGTGCGCCTGGAACTTCTCAACCGCCTTATTGCCCTGCTCGCTGTTCTGAAACTGCACTGAGGTGCCGTCCGAAAGCGTCGCGGTGTTGTCCAGCGGCTTGGCATTCGGAGCCCCGCCCACATACTGCGTGTCCTTAAATTTCTGCGAGGACTTCTCCTCGTACTTCGCGCCAAGAAGCTTCTGCAGCTCGGCATCCTCCTTGGCGCGCTTCTCCATGAGCGCCGCTATGCCCTGCTCGTAGCGGGCCTTCGCGTCCATGCTCTTGGCGCTCGCGCGCATCGGTGCGAGCTGCTGGGCCACTTTGTCGTAGCTCGCAACCTTCATGGCCTGGATGGCCGTGGCGCGGTCCCCGAACTCGGCGAGCATCTCCTGGTAGATGTTCTGCTGGCGGCCGTACGCCTTTTCCTGAGCCGCGATGCCTCGGTTGATCTCGTTCTCGATCTTCTGCACCGCGAGGTTGGGCCCGCCCGTGATGCCCGCGCCGATGCCGCCGAGGAGCACGGAGAAGAAGGACAGCGCCTTGTCACCGTCGCTCTTCTTCGCCCAGTACTCCTTGCTCGGGTCCTTCGCGAGGTTGTCGCTCATCTCCTGGAGACGCGCGCGCGACTGCTGCACGTACTGCTGGCGCTCCACAGCGTTGCGCTGGAGCAGCGCCTCGTACGTGCGCGCCTCCTGCTGCTGCATCTCGGCCTGCCGCTGGTCCAGGCCGATGCCGAGCGCCTGCGCCTGGTATGCACTGTCGGCTGCTGACTGGCCGTAGCCCTGCGCAGAGTCGTTCTTGGCCGCGATGGCCTCAAGCGCAGCAGGGTCGCCCGTGCGCGTGACGGTCTGCTCACTCTTGTCGTCGGACCAGTGCCCCGGGATCGTCACCGGCGCGCTGCCGCCCATCGGCTGCGGGGCCTGCTGAGCGGGAGCGGGGCCCGCGCTCGCGGTGGGCTGCGCGTCAGGCTCAGGCTTGAGCGTGGCCGCGTAGCTGAACAGCCCGCCAGCCTGCTGCGTGGCGCTCGGCGGAGGAGCGGCGGCGGGGGCCGGCGCAGTATGCGCGACACCCTGCACCGTAGGCCTCGGCGCCGGAGCCTGGAGCCATGACGGGTCGATGCCGGGAGGGAGCATTCCGCCCTGCGTCGCCGGCGGCGCCATGCTGCCGACTGCATCCCCGCCCCCGCCGTACTTTTGGCGGAGGGCGTCAGCGGTCGCCGGGTCGAGGCTGAAGAGGCCCTCGTAGTCCATCAGCGCCCCCTCTGAGCGACCATCGCGGCAAGGCCGTCAAGCTGCTGCTGCTGGTCTGCGACCACGCCGCCGAGTACCTTGGTCATCTTGCCTTGATCGATCATGAGCAGGCCGCTGCGAGGGTCCTTCCTCACGGCCGTGGCCGTCACCGGGTTCTGCGCCATGGTCTGCGCCATGGGCCCGACGTTAGGCTCGCCGGGCTCCTGCTCCGGAGGCTCCATGCCGGGCTTGTAGGCGTACGGGCTGGCCTGCATGGCGCGCGCGGCGTCTGCCATCGTGGCGCGGCCCTGGCTCCCGTCGACAGCCGGCGATGTCCTGCCAAGCGCCTGCATTTGCGAGAGCGCGCTGGCAAGGCTGCCCATGCCCTTGGGGTCCGCCGCCGTGCCAGCAAACGCCTTGTCAGCGGCGGCCACAAGGCGCTGGGCCTCGGCGTCGCTGACAGGCTTCTTAGCGCGCATGTCGGAGTAGCCCATGGGTACCTTCGCGGTCATGTCGCTGACGGCGAGTTGAGGTGCCTGCGGTACATTGAAGACAGGCGCCTTGGGCAGATCGAGCGGGCGCACCGAGATGACAGGCGCGGTCATCTGCGGAGCCTGCGGCGCGGGCTTCGCGTTGGCGAATCCCGCCATGGCGGCCTCGCCGAGTGATTTCGGCCCGCCGCCGCCGCCCATCATGGGCTGGCCAGAGATCGCCGACCCAGCGCCGCGGAGCAGGAGTGCGCCAAGGCCAGGCCCTGCGTCCTTGGCCGGCGCGACGGCGGCACCAGGAGCCGCAAACGCCATGTCAGCGGACGCAAGCGGGACCTTTGCGCGAGCATCGGAAAGGAAGCCGAACCCGCCCAGCAAGCCGCCCAATGCCTTGCCGCCGAGGTCGCGCATGAAGCTGACATCGTTCTCGCGGCTCTGCCACTGGCGCTGAAGCTCAGCCTGGCGCTCTTGCGCCTCCATCTGCTTCGTTGCCATGTTGGCGCCAAGCTGCGAGCCGTATACGCCCTGACTCATGCCCTCATATCCCATCTGGGCCTGTTGGTTGAGCGAGCGCTGAAACTGCTCATTCTGCGTCTGCGATGCAACCTTCTGCTGAGCGAGGCCCTGGGCCTGGAAGTCCTGCCCGCGCATCTGCCCCGCCATCTGCGAATAGTCGCCGCGAGCCTGCGCCATCTCCTGCGCGCGCATCGCGGCAAGCTGGTTTGCGCCCTGCATCTGCATCACGCCCGACTGTTGCGCGGCCCCTCTCGCCGCCGCTGCCTGCGCGAGAGCTCCTCCACGAGCCGACGCCGCGCCCGCCATCTGGGATTGCAGCGACTGGTCAAGCATGTTCTGCCCGAGGCTCTGCGCGGCGCTCGGCGCGTTGCCGTACGCCGCCGCCTGGGCAAGCCCCATCGCGTCGTTTTGGCTGTCGCGCGCGCCCTGTGCCTGCTTGGCAAGGCGGTCGTTCTCCATCCACTTCTGGCGCGCGGCCTGGCGCTCCGCCATGTTGTTCGCCGTACTCGCCAGGCGGTTGGCCTCGTCAGTTGCGTTGCCCGCGTACTGGGTCGGGTCTGCCATGTCATCCCCTCTTCGTGGCTGGATTCGTGGCGAATCCGCGTTTCATGCCGACTTCAATTCCCATCGCGTCAAAGCTCGGACCTCGCCCGGTGCCAACTGGGTACGTCCCGGGAGTTGTCGGCGTCGCGTCCGAGATGCGAAACCTTATGTGGTTGCATTTCCGACGCGTTCCGATCGTGATATTTAACTCTTCGAAGTCACCAATCGCCGTCACATCGCTACCGGCGAGGAACGTACGTGTCTGCGCGTATGCAGACTCAGAGTCAAAGCCTACTTCCACCGTCAAGTCATGGTTGCTATTTGACACGCCTTCAAGCTGTAATTCGCGCACTGCCTGGAATGCCAGCGGCCCGGAGGCGCTTACCCAGGCCGTCTCGAGCAACATCGGCACGTAAGTGCCCGCGTCGGTCCAGTCTGTGGCCGTCTCGACGTAGACCGCGCCCGCCGTCGTGAGCATCGTCCAAGCGTCGTTCCAGATGCACGCGTCTGCGATGGCAGCGCCCGCGAGGTAGGTCGACACGCTCCATTGCTTCTCGACGTAGTTCCAGACGAGCACACGCGACGAGGTGCGCGCTGCGTCGCTGCAGGTGAAGCGGACCTCATTGCGTCGCGACACAAGGACCGCGCTCGTCACGTTCGGGTAGCTCGCAAGGACATCCTGGACGGGCCTCCCAAGCCACACGACCTCGAGGCCGCGCGTCAGCAAGCTGATACCCGTAATGCTCTGAAACATGACGCCGTCTGGCGTCGACACGACGGATCGCGCGCTGGTACACCCCACGTCGGTCTGGATGCCGTTTGGGTTGCTGAAGTCGCCTTGCGTGCCGTTGGCTGCGGGGCCGTCACCAAGTAGGTACGAGATGCCGTCGCGCGAAAAGATGATGAGCTTGTCATCCATCGACGCGAGCGCCGTCACCGTCTCGTCAGTCGTGATGCGGAGCGCCTCGTTGAAGCCTGGCGCGGTGCCAACGTCGTCAAGGAAGCTCTTGCTGTACCAGAGCGAGCGCCCATCGTTGGCGACGCCCCAGAGCCGTTGACGGTGTAGCGTCAGCGTCAGAAAGCCGGGCGGCTGCACGTCGTCGAGGATGCCTCCCACGGTGTACTGGACGGGGCGGCTTGCGAGCGTGGTTCCTGATCCATCGATGCTGGCGTCTGCGCGCGTGTCCGCAATGGTCTGGAGCGACTGAAGCACGTCCACCGTCGTCGCGTTGACGGCAGGGTCGATGGTGAGCCGCTGCGGAGTAGAGCCAGAGACGACGCTGCGAAACGTGGGCAGCGACACCGGAGACATACCGTTGGTCGATTGCCGGTTTTTCGCGGTGACGTTGACATAGGATACGTCCGAGGTGACACGCCCCGAGGCGGGGACGCTTGCCACCTGCCGCGTGACCGTCGTGGAACGGTGAAGCGTGCCGGTCTTGGCCTTAAACTCGAGGTGGTACCCGTAGAGGTAGTTTCCCGCGGCCATGCTGCCGGTGGCGGAGGTAGCGACGTTGACGACGATGGGGGCGCGCGCAAATCCGTGGTCGAACACCTGGAATCCATCGGACACGCCGAGGAACCCGCCCGCCATGTACGCGTCTTGCCCGTAGACAACCGTGCGCCACGTGTCTGCGGGGAGCGATGCACCGGTCGTGACAGTCACGAGGCGTAGGCCCTGGAGCCATGAGTTGACGGTATTTGGAATCGTGCTCAGAAACGGCGCCACCGTGTAGAACGACGAGCCTGAGCCAGAGACGCCGACGCCGGGCGCCGAGAGCACGAGCGCACCGCCAATAGCGTGCTCCACCTTGGCCACGTAGCGGTGAGGTTCGACATATGATGATGTCGCGGACTCGCACTCCACAAGATACGTATTCTGACCCGCGTAGGAGCTCGCGCCGAACGGGTCGTCTGCCAAGATAGCGTAGCAAGCGCCGCCTTGGACGAACGGGCGAGACATTGGAAGCGTTGCCTGCGTTGCGCGAAGCGTGCTTGCCGTGAACGCGGCGCCGGACGTGATGACTTGGCTGTTGGTGTTTCTCAGCGTACCTACCGAGTCACGCCAAAGCGCAATCGCCGTCGTGCTGGACAGCGGCGCAAATCCTATAAAGGAAGGCGAGGCGGACGATGGGATTGGTGTAGGACCAGACGCAAGCGCAAGCGTCGAAGGTGTGAGCACGCGCAGATTCGCACCAAGTCCAAAGTACAGGTTGGTCGAGTCACCGCCGAGGCACACCTGCCCGGCTGTTGACACTACGGAGAACGAGTTTTGAAGCGCAAAGCTTGTGTCGTACGAACGTACGCGCGTATCGCCAGAATTGTGCAGGTACGCAATTGCGAACTGGGTAGCACTGATGCTTGTGGCGTCGAACGAAGACGCTGCAGACATCTGCGTGCTACTGACGATCGTGGTAGGTCCGGACACGGTGAGCGTGGTCGTGCTGAACGTGTGCCCGCCGATGTAGAGCGAGCCGCCGTTGTTTGCGATGTACAGGATCACAATCGTCGACCCGACCACGGCGAGGCGGACCACGTTGAACGCGTTGGCTCCAGCCAGCAGCGTCGGAGGAACGACCGTGGCGCCGCTCGCCACGTCGTACACCGCGAACTGCGCCCGCATGTCCATGGCCACCGATCTCGGGTTGCCTGTTGCCCAAAGGACCGCCGCAAGCGTGGCGCCGCTGCCGTCCTGGTAGGTCGCCACGTCCGCGACAGACACGCCGCTCGCCTGGTCGACGAGCGTGCGCGTTGTCACGCCGACGTTTGGCACAACGCCGATGCGCCGCCAGCCGTAGGACGAGTAACTGTATAGGCTCGCACCGTCGATGACGTTGAGCTCACCTCCGCGCGCAAACAAGCGCGCGCCATTCGCAATGTTGCCGCCGCCGACGATTCCAGTCGGCAGCGCAGACACCCCGTAGCGTTTTTCAATACGGTTGGACTTGGCCCAGCGGACGTTTTCGGCGCGCGTCAGCACACCGAACGGCACGTGGTGCGGGTCGACGCCCTCTTGGACGCCAAACGAAAACCCGGTTTGGATCAGCTGGCGATCGAGGGGCATCAGAAAAACCAGATGTCCACTGTGACGGGCGCGCCCGACGCAATGAAGGCGTACTGACGTTTTTGGTCGCTCGGCTGGTTTGCCGGCAAAGACTCGCAGAACGCGACTGCGTTGTTTTGTATGCGCGTCACGATGTACCCGCGCGGCACGCGGCCGAGCCCGTGGTTGACCGTGGTGTTGGCGGTGCCAATGACGACATTCCGGACCCACACGCCTTGCGAGAACGGGATCGCGTTGATCTGCTGCGTGGTCTGTTGCGCGAGCCGCTGCGTCTGGTCCGTCGCGAACGTCCCATCCTGCACGCGCCGGAAGGCAATCTTGGCCGCCGCCATCAGAACACTCCGCCGAAGGGCCACGCCTGCGTGGTGACATCCTGCACACGCTCCGGCTCGTTGGCGTCGCGCTGCGCAGCCACGCTCTGGATGTGCTGGTAGATGCGGTCCCGCTGGGCCATGTAGAAGCCCGGATCGCTCTCTTCCTTGGCCAGCACCGTGGCGCACGCGCCGTAGATGGCCGCGACCTCGTAGCCCGCGAAGCCGTCGAACGTGTCAGCGCCGCTCACCAGACGAGGCGGCGCTGGTGTGTAATAGAGCGTCGCGTTGAAGGTCTGCGTGGCCGGCAGAATCTCCAGGTTGTTCGCCTGGACCCTGTACCGGATGGGCGAGTACCACGCGTACGGTTGCGCGTTGGCGAGTAGCGCGTGCTCGCTCTGCATGAAGGGACGCAGGCGCCCCGTGATGCCGCCAAGCGTCGCCTCGAGCGCCTGGAGCTGGAAGAAGTCGGCAGGCAGCGCGTAGAGCGCGGTCCCGGAGACCACCGAGACAGGCGAGCTGCTCCGGTAGTGCTCCGGTCCCTGCGCCTGGACGATGCGCGCGTACAGCTCGGCGATCTCCTGATTGAGGTACTCGGTGATTTCCGCGTCCGTGACGAACGTAGAGTTCTCCTGGTTCGTGCGCTGGCGCACGTCCAGGATCATGGCCGTCAAGGTTCGCGTACGTGCCACCGAGTACCTCCAGTCAGATCACTTGCAGGACATGCACGCGGCCTTGAAGGCCTCGGCGAAGTCCTCGCGCTTGTCGTCCGCAACGCCAAGGACGTCTGCGAGCTCGTCGAGTGACGCGCCGTAGTCGTCCAGGTCCTTGCTGGAGTCGTCCTTCCCCGCGCTGACCACAAGGGCCAGCGCGGGCTTCTTGGTCGAGGCCATTACTTGACGCCCCAGTTGCCGTTCCTGAGCACGAGACCCACCGAGCACTTGCGCGACGAGAAGTCCGTGAGCGTGCCGGCAGCCGAGCGCGTACGGATGCCAAACGTAATTCCCACGTTCGTGCCCTCGTTCGCGAGGGCGCCAACGGTCGCATACGCGCCGTCGTTCGCCGTGTCGTCGATCTCCCCGCCCGCGCGGATGACCTTCACAAAGGGATCCTTGAGCGCGACGGTGATTAGCCCCGTTCCCGTCCTCGTGAGAGATAGGATGGTGTCGATGCCCGCGCCGTCGAGCGACGTGAGCGCAGGGTTGGATGTCCCGTTGAGCGTGAAGAAGAAGTCGAGGTAGACCCGACCGCTTCCGTACGACATAGAAGGGTAGAAAGTGCGATTCGCCATGGTGGACCGCCTTTCAGAGGGTGAAGACGGCGTTCCAGCCGGGGGCTTCGCAGGTGAGGTTCCCGTAGTAGCCGACGCGGATGATGTACGCGTCTGCCGTGGCGTCGCGGAGCATGTCCTGACCGTCGAGGTTCAGGATCTTCGGCGCGCCGCCAAGCGACTCGAAGGTCCACGTATCGAGCTGGAGCATGTACCCACGGCCGCGCGGGCAGTTGAGGTCCGCGAGGACCTTCATGGGACCGGCAGGCCCCATCAGCTTGACCGCCTCGAAACCGATGTCCGGCATGTCGAAGCTCCTGGAGCGGTCGTAGAGGACCTTGCCCGAGAGCGCCTTGATGAGGTTGGCGTAGTCGAGCGGGTTCAGGAAGACCGTGTCAGGCCGCGAACCCTCGCGAACAAGTAGCGCCGCGGTGTCGATCAAGATCTCCTCGATGGGCCCGCCCGAGCCGGCCGAGTACCGGACGCCGCCGAGGCGGACCGGATCGGTGGAGCGGTCGAGACCGAAGAAGGCCGTTGACGTCGGCGTCGTGCTCGGGATCCAGGCGCCGAGGCCCGCTAGCATCGAGTTGTTGGAGACGTTATCGCCTTCCTGAAAGATAAAGTCGTTCGCCGCCGCCGTGGCAATGCCCGCCGTCCAGTTGCCGGACGCGGTGACCGTGCCGGTGACGCGGTCGACGCCTGTGACCTGCACGCGGCCCGCCTTGAGAGATCCGGACGTACCGTCCGCGGTCGACGTCTTGAGGTACATGCCGACCTCAAAGTTGACCGTGTCCTCCGGACGCGTGAGCGTGACGGTTGCGGTTGCCTGACCGCTGGCGATCTGCCCGCGCGCACCACCGCCGTTGCCGAAGAGGTTGACCGCGATCGAGCGCGTCGCCGTGTAGATAGCGCCGTCGATCTCGTTCTTCAGCCCCTGGAGCAGCGAGCCCGCGTCCTTGGCCGATGCCTCGACCGCCTCGCCGAAGACGCGCGCAAACGCGTAGTCACGGGAGCGCGTGACCGTGAAGCGGTTGTAGACAGACGGCGAGACGTTCGCGATCGCCGTCGTGAAGTCAGCGCCGCGCCCCTGGGGCTGGCCATTGCGGATGGCGACAACCTTGTTGACGCCGAGGAAGTCCGTTCGCTTCTTGACCATCGCCCAAAACGGGTTCTTGTCGTAAGCGAGGGTGTTGACCTTCTTCTGGGTGTACTGGACCTTGAGAACCGCGGTAAGCGCGGTGAGATCGAGAGACATGGACGACTCCGAGGCTGGTGGTCATTGGCCACCGCGCTCGCGTGTCGTCGCTCGGCTACACAGCTCGCTTTGCGGAATAGGCGGACTCCAGAATACGGAGGGCCTCCGCGTCGGCGTCTTCCTGCGACCATTCTCGCGCAGGAGTGGCTTTCGCGCTGGCAGCCCGCGACGTCAGCGTGCGCGGACTATCGGCCCTCACCGTTGGCCTGCTGCGAGTCTCACCGCTGGAATCGCCCTTACCGGGCTGTAGTGCGGGCTTACCGATTCGGCCCCGCCATGCCGCCCGCTCTTCCGCTCGTGCCTTTGCCTGGCCTTCCAGGTACTCGGCAATCACAGAATCATCGGGCCACTCGCCGAAGCGAGTGAAGTAATCTTGACCGTGCTTCTTCGCCACGGCAAGTGCCTCTTTGGCAATCTCGGAAGGCGTGTACTCCTCCACGAGATTCGGATACGCGTCGGCCTGCGTCGCCACGTGGTCCAAGAACACGCGTTGCGCGCTCTCAACCTGCGCCTCGGCCTGTTGTGCCTTCAGCGCGGCGACTTCTTGCTCGCGCGACGCCTGGAGTTCGGCGACCTGCTTGCGGAGCGCCTCTACCTCGCTCTGCACCTCGGTGCGGACGCGCTGGGCGATAGCTTGCGGCTCGTGCTCGTTGGCGAGCGACTCGAGGAACGCCTTGGGCTCAAGCTCGGCCAGCTCCATGAGCTTGGAGGGCGAATGCTTGGCGGCCTTCACGCGCTCGGCCAGCTTGGTGATCTCGACCAGCTCCGCCTTCTGCCGCTCGATGTCGGCGCGGATGCTGTTCAGCTCGGCTCGCTCCTGAGCAGACCGCAGCTCGGCGCGCTTGGCCGCGAGCAGACGCGAGGCGATGCGCGGGTCTTCCTTCTCCGCGGGCTTCTCCTCGGGCTCCTTGACCGCCTCAGGGGATTCCTTCGGCGCCTCGGTCTTCTCGGGCTCGCCGAACACTTCGCGCGCCGCGTCCTCCAGTGCACTGGTCGTAACGGGCTGGATGTCCTTCGCGTCGACAGTCTCGGGAACGTCCATCACATCACCGGGGGCGCCATGTCAGGCGGCGGCATCGGCCCGGGAGGCATCCCAGGCGGCATGGGCGGAGGCATCGGGCCTCCAGGGGACATCGCCATGGGGTCCATCGGCGCAGCCATCGGATCCATCGGCGGACCAGGCGGAGGCGGCGGGGGCGCCATGAAGTCCTGCGAGTCCGCCATGTAGCGGCGCAGCAGCTCCAAGCGGTCCTCGCCCACGTTATCGAGGCGCGCGCAGTGGTACGCCTCGTTGACAAGCTTGAGCGCCAACGCGTGGTTGTCGAACGGCTCCGGCGAGACGAACTCGCCGGTGCGTAACATGTGGTCAACGTTCCGCTCGATGAGCTTGCGCGCCGCATTCTTCCGCCGCGCATACTGCTCGGTGTCCGGGAAGTCGACGATGTCGAGGACGTCCTCAGGCGGGATGGCCTGCGAGTTGATCATGTCCTGCGCCCACGCGAGCTTGCCGGCCGGCGTACTAGGCAACATCGACGTGGGGTAGACGCGGATGACGTACTCTTCGTCATCCAGGTCGATCTCTGCCCAGCTGATGAGCGTGATGCCGCGCTTGTCGACGCTTCGGACCTTATACGATCCGCCGATACGCTTGGCGCACCGCACAACCTGCCGCGCGGCCTCGACTACGAACTCCTCGTAGTCCTGCCCGACCTCAAGAAAGCGCTCTGTCTGGATGTCCTGGTACGCGCGCTGCGCCGCTCCGGAGTTGAGCCCCGCGGGCTTCTGCCCCGTCGCGTTGAGTTGCGAGATGCCGCTGATCTCGAACGCCTTGGCGTAGAGCCGCTCGAGGTGCTGATAGACCTCCGCACTGATGATGTTCGGCGAGAGGTACGTGGGCGGAGTGCCCGTGTACTTTACAATCGCCGCAAGGTCGTTGTTGAGCGACGAGGTCTGTACTTTCGCGCCCTGCTCAACCAGGTAGTGGCCCTTGATGAGGTGGTGCGCCTTCTGGATCTCGATGAGAAGCTTGTTGATCTCCTCCTGAATCCCGCGCAATTCCTCGGCGAGCCCGACACCCCAGAAGCCAACGAGCGGTCGCGACCAATGCAGGAACGAGAAAGGGAAGTCCCCTTCCCACTCCTCGTCAAGGAACGTCGCGCCATCGACGCATATGACGTGGCGGCCCTTCTTGTCGCGAGTCTCGCCCTTGTGCCAGACCTCATAGACCATGAGCTGATCGGCCTGACTCTGAAACGAGGCCGCGATGTCCTCGGTCTCGCGCGGCACGCGGTCTACGAGCGCCTGCAGCTCGGCATCTTCAGCGCACCACGTGGCCTTCACCACGCGTCGATCGATGTACTTCGTCTGACCGAGGTTCGGCGGATCGCCGTACTGGCCCTCGATGTCGTCGACCACCAACTCGGTCTTGAGGACCGGCTCCACCACGACGCGCTCGCCGTCCTCGTAAATCTTGAGGCACCCGGTGCCAAACACGCACGCATGGCGGAACACGCTGGGCAGCAGCGGGTAGACGCCCGACTCGTAGAACACGCCGTCAACGAACTTCTCGAGGCGCTCGGCCTTGAGCCGCTTGTCGTAGTCGCCCTCGACGGTGAGGAACGTCGGCTTGGGCTTGTTCTTCGCGGCAATCTTGCTCGACGCCGCGCCGATCATGTTGCGCACGACGTTCAACGACAGTCGCGATGGCGACACGTTTCGCTGCGCCACACTGCCGAGACCAAGGCCAGCGAGCGGAATGTTGCCGTAGAGGCTGGCGTGGAGCAGGTCGCTGAACTTCTGCGCGGCCTGCGCATCGCGGACCGAGCGCACCCAGCGCACGACGCCATCGTGAGCCTGGCCCTCGGGCTCCTCGTACCAGGGCCGCGCGTCGCTCAACCGAGCCTCGACATGAGCGCGCCGACGTCAGCACCCGACGAGTGCAGGAGCGTCTCCAGCGTGCGCCGCGCCTCGTCACGCGAGTCGGTTGGCGCCTCGGCATCAAACGTCACCGGACGAGCAGGAGGCGGTGCGTCCAGCTCGACGCGGATCTCGCCAACGCACAGCGCACGCGGCGTGAGCTTTCGCTCCTGACACCACGTGAACAGGGCCGACAACATGTCGAGTTCCGCCACGCCTATCCAACTAGCTTGACGCCGTCTGGATTACTGCGCTGATTCCGCGCAGTCATTCCTAGTGCGTCATGGTAGCTAAGTGAGAATGAGGGATTCCGCAGTCCGATGCGACGCAGGTATCAGCCTGCGGAACGCCGCGCGGCTTCTCAAAGTGTCTGACAACACCCTCCGCATGTACGAGATAGACCCGTTCGCGGTGCGGAATGCCAAGCGGCGAGAGCGGATTGCCGCGTTCTACTCCAGGCTCCGCGCGTTCCTGTCCGAGGTGGCAGCGTGAAGTGTCTCAAGCTGGAAAAAGAGCCAATGCTTGGCGATGAGGTGGAATCCGGCTGGCATGTTGTCGCGGTCAACCGGCCAGACAAGCTCCTGTCTGTCGCTCGGCTCGGGGATGCCCAGGACGTCAAGCGGTGGCGTCTTCGCGCCTACGAGATCGCAGCCTGATGGAACTCATCTTCCGCGCGATGGCCGAGACAGATCGCAACTTCGTGTTGTCGTCCTGGCTCCGGACGTACGCGCACTCAGGCGAGGTCAAGCACACCTACGAAGAGCGCGTGGACGACTACTACCGAGATTATGAGCCCGTGGTGAAGGCGCTGATAGCCCGCTCACAGGTCATCTGCGCCGTCCTGCCAGAGAACCACGACGTGGTTGTTGGCTGGGTCTGTCTCGAGGACGACACGATCCATTACGTGCTGGTCAAGCCGCGGTTCCGCGAATGCGGCATCGCTGGCCAGCTTCTCGACGGCATGGACGCCATGCCGCTCGCCTACACGCATCGGACGGGGCCCGCGTTCCGTCGCCTCCGCTTCCCCACCACCTGGGCCTTCAGGCCCTTCCGAAGGTACGCCGCATGAAGCTCTCTCAGATTCTCACCGTCCACGCCGTCGGCATCCCCGGCGCGCTCCAGCCGCACACCAACCACATCAGCGCCGAGCGCCACCACGTCGAGCTCGAAACCGGCCCCGAGGGCGTGGCCATCAAGTCCGCGCGCGGCTCGGTGCTCGTGCCGTTCGCGAACGTGGTGCACATGGTGCCGGTGGAGGCGAAGAAGTGACAATGACCGACGCCGAGCGCATCGCCGCCCTGGAGGCGCAGGTAGCGGACCTGCGCGTCAGCGTCGCCCGCGCGCTCTCGGCGTCGTCCAGCGAGGTCGACGAGCTGCGCCGCACAGTGGCGCTGCTCGTAAGCAAGGCGAGGCACACGCGATGACCGAGCGCTTCCGCGCGCGCATCGACATCACGCCCGTCGTCGAGGTGCCGCTCACGCAACACCTGCCGGTCGGCTGCGCCACGAGCTTCCTGACGGCGCAAGAAGCGCTGCGGTGCCGCCACGTCCTACGCTGGATCGTCGATGGACGCGAGGCCGTGCAGACCATCGAGATCACCCACCGCGCCATGGTCGCCATCCTTGCGGAGCTTGCCGAGCACGGCTGGCCCGAGGGCTAAGCCTGCCACCAGTCGCGCTCCTGCCGCTCGCGCTCCTCGTCTTCGGCTAGCTCCATGAGCCGCGCCTCGTGGTCGAGGAGGGCCTGCTGGTGGGTCGGCGGGGCAGGCGGCGGGGCCTCGTGGTACGCGCTCGCGGCTCGCCAGGCGTAAAGCGTGGCGTCCGAGCAATGGTTGTCGAACCCCTCGGCCTCCTTGGCGTGGTCCTCGGTCCATGGCAGCTCGCGCCACTCGGCCACGAGCTCGGCGCAGCGGTCCGGGTCGACCTTGACGCGTCCGCGCTCGAGGTCGCCGTTGAGGAGCGCGATGTAGCCGCGCTTGTTGAGCTTGTCGGCCGGCTCGATGGGTAGCTGGAAGCGTCGCCGCGCCTCCTCGGCGTAGCCCTTCCCAAGGCCGCCGACGTCGCCCACGATGCGGACGGGCGAGTAGCGCCGCGACAGGGCATGGACCTCCTCGGCGGCATCGCTGGGCGTCAGGCCCGTGCGCTTGTACGCCTCGACGACGTACACGCTCGGGTCGTGCTCACGCCAGCCGAGGACAGCGAAGGCCGTCGCGTCGGTGTAGCCGTAGTCCACGCCGACGAGGTGCGTTGTCAGCGCGGGCGGCGTGGCGGTGTTGCGGTCCTCGGCGTAGCGGTACACGAGCCCGCCGGCGTCGCGGGTCCAAACGCCGTCGAGGAGTTGCTTGCGCGTCGTGCTGTCGAGCATGTCGAGCGCCTCACGGTAGGCCACCGCATCGACGTGCGGGTTGTCGACGAGCGCAGCGGGGACGAACGCCGCCGGCCCGTCGAGGAACCGCCGCTTGACCCACTCGTGGCCGATGCCTCCGGGGTTGGACGCCGAACGCATGCGGAGCGGCGTCGTGCTGCCCTCGGGCCGGCGTAGGCGGCTCATCAGGTATCGGTATGGCTGCTCCGGCCATTGGGTCAGTTCGTCGATGCCGATGAACTGGAACTCCGCGCCCTGGTACCTGTACACGTCGCGCGAGGTCTCGCAGTAGCCGAACTGAAGCACTGCGCCGCTCGGGAAGGTCCACCGCTTCTCCGTGCCGTTCCAGCTCGCCC